CTTCCGAAGCACGTTGCCATTCTTCTTCATACAATTGTTTTAATAAAGGTGTTCTCTCTGGTGATTTTTTTACTGACATATAATAAGCAAGACCAGAAGATAAACAAGGTATAAATCTTGTTGGCACTTCTAGTTGATCATTATAATCACCAGCATCCTGTATTTTAGTTAGACCATAATATTTAAAGGTGTGTGCACCATCTGGTGTTGGATATAAATATAATGTTGGTGTCGAAGCACCTCTCTCTAAAAAATATTGTACAGGTGTACCCTCTGTTGTTTTTTTAGAAATGTTTAAATATTCAGCACGACTAATACGATCAACTTCTACATCTGTTGTTGTGTTACTTGTTGTAAATAAAACAGCTTCTAGTATGTCAACTAAATCTGAATCTAAAGTATAACTAGTTGTACTACCGGTTAGTGTTTTTGTACGAAGCTCAACTGTCCAAAGATTAATACCTCTGTTAGCCCATTCAGCCAACATAATATTAAGTGAACGTCTTGCACTTTTTAAATCATAACCAGATCTAGAATTTATACCACATCTTTCAAATGCTTCTTCTATAAGTTGATCTACATCTAAATCAAAAGTATTAGTTCCGGACGTTGCCATTACTTACCTACTTTTCTCATGGCCTTCTTATGAGCTTGTGTAAAAGTTTTACCTTTTTTCATAGCTTTTTTCATAGAAGACATATGTTTTTTTGTATGATGTTTAGAGTGTTTTTTCATGGTCTTTTTTTGACCACCTGTTAATTGTTTTGGCATCGAAGACCTACTAATCATTATTAATAGATTTTTTGAAATTCTGCAATAACTGTATACATATTACCAGAATCCGCTGCACCCGGAACTACAAAATTAACATCACTTTCATTTGTATTATTAGATTTATCTGCTGGTATTCCACCAAATTCTCTAAAATCCCAATATCCAGAGTTAGTTAAACCTATTATAGGAATATCTCCATCATCATCTTCTTCATCCAAACGAGCATAAGAGTCTCCTCCATCTCCGCCTTGACAAGAATACCAAACTCTAAGTAATCCTAAATGTGCTACAGCAGTTCCGTCTTCTCTAGCATCCATTGCTGAGACATCACCAAAAACTGTTGTTCCACCTGTTCCATCTGATTGATTGACTATTTTGATTACGACACGATTGTCATTTTGTTGTAGGATAGTCGGTCCTGTTACTACGTCTGCCATGTTCCCTCCTTAATTAAGAACTGTGGGGCCGAAGCCCCACTATTTATTTATTTAATTTTCGTATACGTTTCTGCTCATGCAAATGTAATGAGTATTAAGTGCTTCAGCCGCACCTGCGTTTGCTTCAATTCCGTTGTAAGGAATTAAGTCAACATCATTAGTTAATGCTGCAGATTTAGTAGTACCAGTTGTTACTGCTGTACCACCAGTAGAACCAGAAGTACTTGTAACATTGTATTGTATACCATTTACAAATATAGCAATTTTTCTGTCACTATCTATTTCTAGTTTTAAATGATATATTGTGTTTGCTGCTACAGTGATTGGTAGCTGACTGATATAATCAGTTCCACCTACACTATAAACAAAGTGTAACTTTGTAAAATCAGTAAACGCTTGACCAGAATTATCTGCATCAGTCAAGAAATTAAAAAATGCTTGATCATCATCAGTTGCAAGTTCTGGTGCGTTTGTTAATTTTATTCCAGCCCAAACATTTTGGTTATCAATTGCTGGTAGCATAATTGATGTTTCCCAATGTACTTCATTTTCTGTTCCCCATTTACAACCTGCCCACGCTGTTGCGGCAGTATCTAAGTGAGGTGTTAAAATTGCTTGGTCTTGGTCTGCTCCTGCTGTTGTTGCTAAAATTCCTGCGGAAGTTGTAGCAAATGTAGCCAAAGCAGTAGTCATATTAGTTCCAAGTGCTTCCCAGTTTCTATTCAACGCACGTTGAACTTCGACTGTTGATACTTGGTCAATATTTGCATTTAGACCGGGTCTTTGTAAAAACCATTCGTCTAAGTAATATCGTCTAGCGTCTTTAGCTGTTGTACCTAAAGTTCTATCGCTATCTACTCCTGTAGATGCAGTCTCAGTAAATAATTTAAAATTATTTTTAGATCTTACCGGACCACTAAAGCTTGTATTAGCCATAATTTTTCTCCTTGGTTGTATAAACCATTTGTCATGCCGTCTTTATACCGTCTGCCTAGCCAGTCTGCATAACTATTTTACACTAGGGTGTTAAATATGGGGGCGCATGGCCCCCATAAAGAAATTTTGTCTTATGCTCCCGGAGAACCGAAAATACCTCTCCAGTCAGAGAATCCAAAAGAATATCTCTCTCTAGCTTTGTATTTAACGTTTCCAGTTTCAAAATCGCCTTCCATTTTAGTAGCAATCGCTGCTCTTTGGAAGTGTTTTAAACCGTTAGGTGCATCAGTTTTAATGAAGAATGCGTCAGTATCAGTTAAGTAGTTATTAACTACATAACCTTGTGGGATCATACCCATGCTACCTACAGCATTAATATCATTATCACCAGTTCCAACTCTTTGACCAGATTTCATCAATCTTTCAGCAGTGAATTGAAGATTAACTGGAATAATCATTTTCACACCATTGAGAGCGACTTTTAAGCCTCTATCATCAGTGATTCCAGCAATATCAATTAATGCTTGCTCTAAAGATGTTTCATTTAGGTCAGCAGCAGTTGATAGTTCGTTCTTAATGTTTCCGCCAGTTGTTGGGTGAGCAGTAGAAAATAATTCTACGCCGTCTCCACCAGTAAAAGAACTGTTAAAACCGTTATTTAAAACGTTAGCAGCTTTTACTTGTTTAGCGTTACTCATTGAACGAGCTAGTGCTTTAGTATATCTAGAACTGATTTTGTCATAAAGGTTATCCTCTACAGCTTCCTCAGTAATAGCAAAAGCAAGTGCTACAGTTTCGTGTGTATAGCGAGCAGTGAAAGACTCAGTCGCATCATCAAAGTTAACTGATGATCCTTCTGGTTTTACCTGTGCTGTACCGAAACCGGATAGCATTACTTCTTCTTCAAATGCTCGATCAGAATTTTCTGTATCGAAGATTTGTGTATGTTGATTTTCGTATCGGTCATACTCTAACCCGAACAAAGCGTTAAGACCCGGTTCAAGTTCTTTGACCAATTGTGATCTAGAAATAGCCATATATGTCTCCTATTACGCTAATGCAGTGGTTAATAGATAAGAATGTTCGCCAGTATTCGGAACAACGTAAGCGTTAGCATTATCGGTGCTTGTATCACTGTTATTCGGATCTTTTGAAATACCAATCTGTTTGAATTGTCCAGATGTTGTAACTGTAGAAGTATCTAACTCTTGAGTTGATCGACCAGAAGCAGTAGTACCACCGGTACCTACTAAATCAAATCCACCAAAATTCATAGCTGCTGTTCCAGTTCCATCATGTTGAACTTCAAAGACGATTCTTGGATCGTCGTACACCTGTGCAACAATATCAGAAGCATTTGTGCTTGCTGGATAATGATTGCTAAATGTTGGTTTGCTAGTAGTGGGATCAGTATAAAAACATCCTGCAAAAATACCTAAAACTACGTTACCTGCTGCTGCGGCTTCAATACCACCAGCAGTTACGGCAAGAACAGCTTGACCTTGATAGATCGCTGTACCGTAGTTTGCTGCAATTTTGTATTCGTTTGTTCTTAATTCCCCACCACTAAGATGTCTCACGGGTCTAAACCCGAAAGCTGCGTCTTTATTTGCCATCGTTAGTTTCCTTTTTTTAAAGGGTTAAATTTTATTATTCGATGGACAAAAGAGCTAAAAAATTAGTTCTTTCGGTTACCACCGAAGGTTACACGAGATTGCCTATCTGGTTTAGAGATCGGCATACTGGGGTGTTGTTCCTTCAATAGATCGTTTGCAATCGCTTCTTCCTTATCTCGCGTTTGTTGCGCAAAATAAGCCATGCGTTCTTCAACGATTTCTTCTGGAATTTTAGCCAGTAGTAAACCACCAACTCCTATTACACCTTGGTATTTTCCGTCCTGTATTGTTGGATATTGATCGCCGGAATCTGCTCTTACGAGTTCAAATCCTTCTCTTAGCCTAGCATTTAAATTTTTATTATCTGCTTGGCCTAAAGTTTCAGCGCGTATCCACCTATATTTGTACCCATCGGGTGCAGGAGGTGCGTCAAGGGATGACGGGGGTGCCCATGGTTTCCTACGAGTCGTTTTCTCGCGGGATAGAGCAGCGCGTGGAGTCTTATTTTCATCAATTTTATTCATATGCCTTACTCCTTCACGTATTTCGCATATTCTTCAAGTGGCACACCTAATTTTTTAGCAATCGCTACTTGAGATGGCGTGAGTCTCACTGTTTTGCGTCCAGATCGTGTGGTCCTTTGTGCGGATGCAACAGTTTGAACGGGCTTGTTGCTTCCTTGGACTTCTCCCCCATCGTTAAACTTTTGGGGAAACTCATTCCGAAGTCTTCTGTCAATTTCTTCGTAGTATTCATCGGTCGTAGGATTAAATCCTTCTTCCTCCACAAGTTTCTTGTGAATACCAAACGAAGCATATGTCATAGCTTCATCTTTACCAAACCACTCATTTTTTTCCGCCCATGCTTCCGCTTTTGGGTCCGGTGGAGCAGCTTGTGGTTGTTGTACATTACTTTGTACAGGTTGTTGTACTACCTGTCCAGCATTTTCTTGAGATTTTTCGTATAATTTTCTTTGCTCTTCTGTAGCATTTATACGCTCTTGTTCAATGGCTAGCCTAGCTAATGCTTGATTTGCATTGACTTGTGCATCTACATCTCCTGCTGCAACAGCTTGTTTTAAACTTGCTTTTGCTGACTCAAGTTCTGATTTTACACGTCCTGCAAACTCATTAACATAACCATCATCAAGTTTTGTAAATTTTGTTTGTAAGTCATCGCGTTCTTTTTTAATTTGTTCAGCAAAACTAAGAGCTTCTTTTTCTCTTCGTTCTGATTCACGAATTTTATAAGTTAATCTGTCAATACGTTTTTTAACACCTTCACTATATTCTTCGCGTTCATCTTTTTTTTCTTCTTTGACTTCTTCTTTAACTTCTATTTTAGGTTCTTTAGTTTCAACTTCTTTTGTATTAGCTTTAGAATCATCTAATTCAATATCAACAGAATTTCCTGTTGTATCTAAATCAACCATTGGAGTTGTTGCTTCTTTTAATGTTTCTTGTAATTCGGGCATGGGATCCTCTCCATGTTAGTGTGTTACTGGCGATAAGATACTTTCGGGATCATCTACGACTCCTAAAATTTCATCATCATTTAGTAAGCGTAGTTCTCCACCTTCTATATTTAGACGTGAACCAGCGTAACGGGCAAATATTACCCAATCTTTTTCTTTGCACCAAGCACCATTGGGAAAACGATCTTTATCATTATATGCATCTGGTCCAACTTTAAGTACAAGTCCAACGTTTGCTGCAATTTGAGATTCTTCGACAGTTTTACCTGTAAGATAAACACCACCTTTAGTTTTACTTTTACCTTTGTGTGGTAAAATTAAAATCCTCCAGCCTGTTGGTTCTGGTAATTGTGCTTCTTCTTTTTTCTTTGTTTCTTTTTTTACTTGTTTAGCACGCGCTTTTGCAACGTGTGTTGGTAAAATTAAATTAGTCATTTTGCTCCTGTTTCTTTAGCAGGTCCGAGAGTTCCTGTTCAATGTAATTTAAAGTATCTAATTGTCCTAAATGATTTTGATAATCATTCCAATCTTTTACTTGATTATTTATTATTATCTCAGTTATTTGGGTTTGTCTACCCCTAATTATACGAAATATTCTTTCTGCTAATGTTATTGAATCCATAAGTTATTTCTTCTTAAATAAACCTACAGCTCCTTTCGCACCCTTTATGCCAAAACTTGCTGAGCAGGCGATATATAAAAGATGTTTATAATAATCCGGAAGTGATTGCAAGGCAATAAAGCCCTTATGAATATGTTCCGTCATTCCGGGAAAGAAGACTAATGTCGCTGGAGCCAAAAGACAAATTAAAATTAGTTCGTCTTTCCACGACCCTTTCATTTGGTCCACGGCTGATGCTTCCCATGCCACTTTACCAGCAATCTGATCTTCTTTTAATTTAGTTGCTGCTTTAACTTCTGTAAGTTTTAATTCTGCTTTTGCTTTTTTTGTACTAACAAAACCCTTGACGCCGTCTGCAACGACGCCAAGTAAAGGTTTAGCTAAGAGTTGCCAGACCATAAGTCTAAGCTCCTCCTCCACCAATTTGACTAATTACAACAAGTACAATAATAGCTACTATACCGGCCTTAATCCAGTCTTTCATTTTCCAATCGGACCATTCTTTCAAATGTGCCCATAGATCTTTAACTAAGTTCATTTTTCCTCCTAGTGTTCAGTCAAGTCAAAATCTGCTTCAAACTCAACTTCTTTTGCTGGTTTCAAAACTTCATCAAGCTTATTTAATGCATCTTTTATATCATGTTCACAGTTTAAGCAACCACAATGACATTTACCGCCATTACCATGGTGACATTCGTGTTCACAATGCCTACAAAGAGCCATTAATGAAATGTTACCTGTTTATATTCGTGGTTTTCTAAACCTTCTGCAAATGCATATAACATATCTTGCGTTTGTTCTGGTCCCAACATATTTAGATAAATTGTTTTTGCTACAACCATTAATGACGCGCTAAGTGCCATTGGGTCTTGCGGATGTTGGTCCGCAAAAGCAAATACTTCATCTAAAATAGCTTTTGGACTACTTTTTTTTGGTAGTTTTTCTTTTTTTAACAATTTTTTTACCTTTTTTTGCAATGTAGCCTCCATCTTTTGCGTAAGTTGATATTTTAGCACCACTTCCAAGAGCTTTTCTCATTTGTGTAGCATCACCAACTTTTACACCAAATTTTTTCTTATACTTTTTCTTTAATAACCTTGCTATTCTAGGATCTAGTGCCATCACGCCCTCTTTGTCCTTGTAAAGTTACTTCTGCTCGAAGATCTGCTTGATCTTCTTGGCTTTGTAGTTTTTCTTTGTCCATATCATCTTTTTGTTGTAATTTTTCACCCTCAAAATTAAGTTTTTCTGCGTCTAAGTCAAGCTTTTGTTCGGCAATATTTTTGTTTTGTTGAATTTCTTGTGCACGAAGGTTTAGTTCTTGTTGTTTTAAATCAATTAATGGATCAGAATCTTTTTGACCAAGGTATTCTTGTTCTTCTGCTACTAATTCTTCTGTCATTGTGACAATTTTCTCTGCAATTTCATTTTCATTTTGCATTTGGAACTGTTGCATAAGTTCTGGTGGTACTTGTCCACCAAATTGTGCTGCTTGTTCCTCCATAACTTGTGCATTTTTCTGTGTTATCTCTTCTCTTGCCATCATCGCAATGTGTTCAGAGATATGTGATTGCAATATACCCATTGTTGGTGGATTATTTGCCACTAAAAACGAACTCATAAATGCTTGATGTGCATCAATATGTGCTTTGTGATTTTGTCCTTGAAATGCTTGTAGCTTCATCATCTGTAATGATTTAGAATTCTCCATTCCGGGATCTTCCGGTTGTGGTTGTTGAGGAGGAGGTAAAATCATATCTATATCTCTTACACCAAGTGCCTCGTACATACGTCTGTACGCTTCATGCATGTTATGCATTTGCGGATTAGAAGTTGCCATTTGCATTTGTGTTTGCGCTAAAGTAACGCGCTGAGCCATAGAGAAAATATTCGGATCAGAAACAGGTAGTATGTCAACCCGTTCATCAAAATCTTGTTGTTTAATAACACGATTACCACCACGAACAGCATAAGGGTACTCAGCTGGTAAGCTTTCTGCAAAGACTCTTGATAGTAATTTAAATTCAACTTTTTGTGCGTAATGTAATCGTTTATGTATAGCGTTCATCACTTTCGTGCCGCGTTCCATGATTGCCATTGTTGTGCCGACAGGATTAGCTTGTGAGCCTTCGCCCATTTTGTTATCAGCAATAGCAGCAAATTTTCTGCCTGCATCGACAACAAACCCTAGTAAAGCAAAAAGAGTTTGACTTGGTTCTTTGTAAGGTATCAACATCAAGGATTCGCGGATCGCGCCTCCCGGTGCATCTACATCCCTCCCGGTGCATCTACATCCCGGAACTCTCCGGGTTGGAGCGGTTGATCGTCGTCTCTAACGCGCAGCCCTCTAGCTTTAAAGCCTGCAGGGAGATTGGACAACGTACCAGCATCAATGAGTTGACGGAGTGCGGATGTCGCAGTTCTTGAGAGACCTCCGAGCATGTGGATAAGACCAAAGCCATAAAAGCCAAGGCCGGGTAAAAACTTATAGTGAACAAAGTATTGTATCTTTTTACGAAGGGGGTCTTCTTCTTTGTAGTTTCGGTATATGGCCAAAACTTTTCCGGAACCTTCGTCAACAGTAACAACATAAGGTAGTTTAATACCTGTTGATTCACCAGATTGCGAGTCTTTATCTTCGAATC